CGGATGTCATCATCGTGGTGAATGGCAGGGAGCTGGATGACAGCGATGAGCTGGACTTTCCTGTTACTGAACTGCACAGCATCCAGATCTTCTCACAGCCCAAAGGAGCAATCGGCAAGGTACTGAGTCCCGTCTTCAAACTCATATCGAAGGTCTTCGCCTTCCTCGCACCGAAGCAGAGTTTCAGCGCCTCCGATTACAACTCGAAAGAGTCACCGAATAATAAACTCACCGGGCAGACAAATGTGGCGCGTACGTATCAGGCGCGACCGGACATTTACGGCCAGGTGAGAGCGTATCCTGATCTGATTCAGCCCTCCATGTACGAATTCATCAATAACATAAAGTATGTCACCGAGTGGATGAACTTTGGGATCGGCAAATATGATATTGAAAACGTCCGCTATTCAGAATCGTCAATAGGTTCTCTTGCCGGCGCGTCCTACCAGATTTATCAGCCTGGCGAGATTATCCCTCAGTCGGTTCTCGGATTCGAGTTTGACGATGTCGACGGGCAGGAGATATCAGGCCCTAATGAAAGCAATGACGTCCCTGTTTACTCAGCGTCTGCCACCACGGTAATTTCCGGTACGTTCTCTGGTGGACAGGCATCAGTGAAGATTGTAAGGCAGGCAGCCTTTGATTACTTCGCCGGACTCGCGCTGCCGCATTCGGTGACTTTCGTTGTCAATGTTACCTATGGCACGGCGAGCGGGAACGTAACCAAGGATATTAAAGTCTCGGCGAACCTGATCAATGTCACTCAGACTGATGATGGTTCAGTTACGAATCCTGTGAAATATTACACTTTTTATTTCAACAGCCTCACCGGTACGGATGTCAATAACACACCGGCAAACGCCACCGTTAACACTACGAAGTTCATTCTCAATGACAACCAGGCGCTTGCTGCTGGCCCCTTCTTCTCGCCCCTGGCGGGCAATCAGCTGTGGATTCATTTCATGGCTCAGCTTGGGGACGGAGAGGGTGCGGATTACAAAATAACGCTCTGGAGAGTCAATGACGATAACAGCCAGGTACCGGGAACCACGCAGACCCTGACAGGAAATCTTTTTAACAGCCGAGGCAGATCTGACGTCATTTACAAGACTGTGAAGGTGACCCCCTCTGGCGGGTTTGGCCGGTACTCTGTAACCATTGTCAAAACCAACAACTCCAGCGACAGCAACAGCCTGCAGATCGCCGAAATTCACTCTGTGCGGATTCTGCAGAACCAGGTGCATGCTGAAGATACTCTCGTCCGGGTCACGGTTCAGGCGACGGAGCAGGCCACAGGCGTTCGTGACAGGAAATATAACGCGCTGGTGAAACGCCATACCATCAGCTACGACATGGCGACGAGGTCGGTGGATTATACACTGCGGCCTTCGCGCAATTTCGCTGATGCTGTCGCGCATACATGGCTGGTCATGGGAGAACAGCCCGAGGCAACTATCGACCTGTATGAGCTCTATCGAATCGCAGGAAGCATTACCCCGGCTCAACTTGGCTACTTCGACTACACATTTGACGATGAGGATGTCTCTCTCGGCGCACGCGTGGAGATGATCTGCAACGCCGCCCGCGTCATTGCCTTCTGGGATAACGGCGTTCTGACGTTCAGTCGTGACGAGAAGCGCACCACGCCAGCAGCGCTCTTTAACCGGTCAAATAAGAAGGGAGAAGAGTTCAGGCTCACATATGACATGCGTATGCCGGGCCAGTATGACGGCGTTGAGGTGGAGTATGTCAGCCCGCTAACGAATAAAAAGACCTACCTTCGTTACCGCATTACAGCAGCTGGCATCGTTGAAGCTGCAGCGCAGACGCCATTAAAGGTAACGCTGAATGGATGCCGAAATGAGCCTCAGGCGCGCGACAGGGCTCTTCTGGAGGTGAGAAAGTTGCTTTTCTCCCGCCTGCGGATGTCGGGAAAGGTGCTTGCCGACGGGGATTATGTTTACCCCGGAGACATGATCATCTTCACCGATACGTACGATATCAACCAGCAGGACGGCTACATAGTCGCCCGCGACGGTAACGCCTTCGATACCAGTGAGCGGATCACCTTTGAAGGTGAGATGTGGGTGGTTATCACCGACTCGTTGGGGAACACCACTGCGCGATATCCGGCTTCTCGCCGAGATGATACCGACTTCGGTTTTTCTGCCGCCATACCAGCCATTCAGCTCAATATCTTTGATGGTTATACGGTGCAGTCTCCGTCCCGTTATGTAATAGCCACCCAGGCAGAACTCGACTCCACTCAATGGACGATAGCCGAGAAAAAACCAAACTCAGACGGAACTACCTCCCTGACGCTGACTGAATACAGCGATCTGATTTACCCGTAAGTCTTTCCTCCAACCATCCAACCCGGCCTGGCGCCGGGTTTTTTTATGGAAAAAATATGGCTACCACACCGACAAATCTGCCAGTTCCGAGTGAGGCCCCGCGGGACCTGAAATTTAACGCGGGTAAAATTGACGAGTTCGTTACTTCACTCGTTAACACCTATGTCGACCGTTTCGGTAAAGAACATTACACCATTGAAGGTTTGCGTTGGCTGGCCCAGCAGGCGATTGCCGAATTCGGATGGATTCCTGTTGGAACATTCCAGGCAGGATCGACATTAACGCTGCCTAATCAACTCCTCAAAGATACAACTGATGGTGAGTACTACAGATGGGATGGCTCTTTTCCAAAAACCGTCCCGTCAGGTTCAACGCCATCATCAAGCGGAGGTGTTGGAATCGGTGCCTGGCTGAGTGTCGGTGATGCTACCGTGCGTCAGTGGGTGAAAACTAACTACGATGAATCCACCTACCAGCAGATCCAGACAGGTAACTTTGCAACTGGAGCGATCATTACCAGTTCATTTCAGGCTGTGTATTACCCCACCGACAGTCACTGGTATCGTTACCTCGGAAACATTCCTTCAGGCGGCCTGGTAGTGGCCGCAAACAGCTCACCAGACACGAACTGGGAGAACGTCGATACTCAGCAAATCATCAGCCTCCGCAAGATAAATGAGCTGTCAACATCAAGCATTGCGGGCTATACCGGCATTAACATCGATATGCCTGTAACCGTCAAGGACACCGATAATCAGGGCGCAAAAATTTCGGCAGGTATGTATGTAACCAATGCGCTACCAAACAAAAATGTAATAAAGGCATCGAAAATTCAGTCCGTATTCCGGATTGATGGCGATAACGTTACAATTGAAGATGTTGTGGGTCTTGGTTCTGCTGCTTCTGATAATGCTGCCACATCGGAGTTCATCACCACTCGCATGCGATTCGTGGTCGATGGGCTGAGAACAAAAGGCCTGCGTTTTAATGGAATAAAAGCCAGCAAATTTACAACAGGAATAAGTGTAACCGGTTGCGATGATGCTGTTATTAAAGACTGTGAGTTCGAGGATATGCAATATTCTCCAGTAACACTTGGATCAGCTGGAGGATATGGGGTCTTAACAGGAGCAAGTAATGGCGTTCTTGTGGATGGTCTTAAATTCAAGGCTAACGCATATGGACGCCATGCCATATACATTAGTAATACTCAGCCATACGTTGACGTAGTGACAAGCGGAAGTCTTAACACAACGGTAAGAAATTGCGATCTAGATTATACACTTGCCGATTTGACTTTGAGCGATAGCGGGTTTGTTCCTATCCACGTAAGACCAAGTGAAAATACAATCATTGAAGAAAACAGGCTCAATGGTTCAGCTTCTTTAGTTAGCTTCAGTAATGATCAGGGGACTATTTCTAAATGCATCATAAGAAATAACAGGGCGGTCGGACTAAAGTCAGGGCAGAGTAGAGTTTGCGCGGCATTTAATCTAGGTCGTTCTGGTGCTCCTAATCCAATTACAGATATTGAAGTTAGCGGAAACTATACAGAGATATCAAAAGGACCAGGTCAGGCGGATGGTAATGACCAGGCTGGTAGGTTCATAGGTCATAATGGCCTGAGGATTGTAAGAAACCACTGCATTCAGGAGACAGGCGCAGCGTATCTTTTAGATCAATGTTCAAATTTCTTTATTGACGAGATTACTGATGTCCTGACAAATACCGCCAATCCAACAGGCGCTCAAACAATATATCTAAACGCATGCAGCAATGGCACCATAGGAAGCATTAAAACAAACCGCCCAGCGTTTGCAAACGGTAAGTCTAATATTGTCGGGGGTCTTGCTACTTGCTCAGAAGTGACGTGCAACTTTCAAAGATATATTGAATTTACCCTAACCAACGGGGCTGTTTCATTAATCGACGATGCCTTTGATATGATCTCTTCTGGTGGTATATCTTTTGGTAATGGATTCATTACGGTAGCCTTACGAGCTCATGTTACCGATAGGGCAGTTTCTGGATGCACCGTTTACACACGCACCGGTAATGGTGTCATCCTCACCAAGAGTGCAATTAATGGTAAAACTATCACTATTAATTTTCTCGTATCATCCACGGGTGCGGCGCAGACAATGAGCACTTACACGGGAAGGGTGGGAGTTAATTTTTATTCATAAAAATATAAGGTGGGGTTTACCCCACCTAAATTATCATAAATTTTTACTGCACACTAATTTAGAACCATCTTGAGTATACTCCTCAACATCAATTCTCTTTATATCACCTATCCTCTTAGATAGAGGGAAGCCAAAGTAAAATTTATCACCAAATCTGATTGTATATTTTGAGAGTGCTTTTCTGTCAAAGCCACCAGTCTTGTAAGTTATCTTATAACTAAGTCCGCCGCGCTCAGCAGCCATCTCAGTATTACTATTAAATTCAAATGCAACTATTGTTTTGATAAAAGCAGGACCGTCCTTTAATATCATTCTTGATTGCATAAGGTTTTTATATGGAATGCAATCAAATGCAATGCTTTTCCCATCAACTAAAAGAGAGTATTCGAAAGGAGGGGATATCAAACCAATTGGATCCATTCCATAATACTTACCATATACAATCCCGTTATGATAAAAGTCAAAGCGCTGTTTTTCGTTAAGCAACGTAGTAAACCAAAAATCTGGAACCCTAGTTGCTTTCATGCCATTATCTTTATCTAATCTAACAGATTGCTCTCTGAATTCGGATTGAATGAATGTTCTATTGTAAGCATTAACTAAAAAATAATAGCTTGGGATGAAAAACAAAATCGCTATAGTCAGCGGGCCTACGCAAGCCTTTAGCCTGTTATCATTATCGATAGAGTTTATTAAGAATGATAAAGAAATAAGTAGCAAGCAAAATCCACCATTAAAAGAGCGCGGAGGCAAAGATGGGGCGGCAACTAACACTAGATTACTAAAAAGAAACGCGATAAAGAATGCACCGCTGAAATACACTGAAGAACGACTCACCCCTCCTCTCATTACATAGTTTATGGCTAAGACCACAGCAGCGAATGCAATAACAGCCCAGGAAGATGTAAACGCATAATCAATTCTTTCAGAAAAATGTAAAAGTATCTTGCCCTCAATGCTCATTGATTTCCATGCATCGAACACATGATTTTGTGCCCTCACGCCATTTCCCGGAGACAATATTAATACAGCAGCTCCAAATATAACCGACGCTACAATCAACAAGGCCTTAGGAACCCCTAGCAAGTTCCTTTTGTATGCTATATAGCATATCGTAAGCGTAATAGGAATTAGCGTAACAGACGTATTTTCATTTGAGCAGCCAGCCACTAACCCAAGAAAAATAATCCCCAGAAATTTTAATTTTGAGTCCCTTTCCTTTATGCTAAACAAAGAAAAAATGAATAATGCTATAAATAGATTTGTCCAAAGATAGTTTGCTGCACCTACAATCCAGAATGTAGTTTGGCCCAAGTTTGGGTTTGCCAACCAATATAAAACAAAAATAGATGCCGGGACTAGCGCTGAACTTTTTCCATTGCTCGGTATGGAAGAAATAACCCAAATCAACGCAGTTATGCCAATTGCATTGAGAGCGCTAGCTACAAAATGACTACCGCTATAAAGAAGAAGGGTGCTTACATAATCAGCAACTACTCGACCACTCCAGGTCATATAGTGATGAAAATGTGCGTCTGGAGATATCCCTGTTAGGTAGTAGCGAAAATCGTCAGAATGCATAGGCGTAAAATATGCAACAGGAAAAACTAGCGCAAATATAATTAAATATATTAGATTATTCTTAGACATTATTTTCTTCCCTTAAGAATATAGCGAGGGCGCTGCTTAACTTCTGTGTAAATCCTGCCGATATACTCTCCAAGAACGCCGATGCCTATGAGTTGCACGCCGCCCAAGAAAAGGACGGAGCACAGCAGAGATGGATATCCTCGAACCGGATTCCCAAAGGCCAGAGTGTCGATAATCATCCATGCGCCATACAGGAATGAAAGGCCGGCCACAGCCAGACCAATATAAGTCCACATGCGCAATGGGAAAGTAGAGAAGCTGGTAATCCCCTCAAGCGCCAGGTTCCATAATTTCCATCCGTTGAACTTAGAATCTCCTGCGACACGTTCTGCTCGCGCGTATTCAACAACGTCAGTGCGCCCGCCAACCCAGCTAAGCACGCCTTTCATAAACAGGTTACGCTCTGGCATCTGCCGGATGTTTTCCACCACTTCACGCGACATCAGCCGAAAATCACCAACATTCTCTTCAATCTGCGGGTTGCTGATCTTGTTATGGAGCTTATAAAACCACTCAGCAGATTTGCGTTTCATCCGGCCATCAGTGGAGCGATCTGTGCGCTTTGCCAGCACCATGTCTGCACCATCCTGCCACTTTTGGATGAGGTGAGGGATGACTTCAATCGGGTCTTGCAGGTCAACATCTATGGGGATAATCGCATCACCGGTAGCATGATCCAGTCCAGCAAAAAGTGCAGGCTCTTTCCCGAAGTTTCTGGTGAAAGAGAGCGGGACAACAAGCGGGTCCGACAAGGCTATCCAGGTTATAACGGCTTCTGTCGCATCTCTGCTGCCGTCATTGATGAATACGATCTCGACCTCATGCTGCTTGAGCCCCTCAAATTCCCGCACGGTTTTATAGAAAATGGGAATTGCTTCCTCTTCATTAAACACCGGAACAACCAGAGAAATTTTCATTTCGCATCCCTAAAGACAATGAATTTCGAATAGATGAAACCGCACACCAGGCTGATGGCGGAGAAAACGATTAGCGTGATGATTGGTGCCAGGCCTGATTTATCGGCAGCCCAACCTACAGATGCACTGAGAGCACCCATGAATCCGACATAGAGCATATATCGGAGCGTAGTGGTTTGAGATTTGAATGTGAACCGGGCATTGGCAAAGAAGCTGAAACTGACTGCAACAATAAAACCGGCAAGGTTGGCTAGCGCCTGATTAGTGTGCAGTGCATAGATGCATATGGCGAATGATGCCCAGTGGATAAGCGTATTTATGAGACCAATGGATGCGTATCGCGCAAATATATTTAACATTATGTAAATCAATCAATTCAGAGGATTCCGGAGTTTAGCACCATGCACTCGCTTGATCGACTCGCAAAAGTATAGATACTGTATATATAAACAGTACTATCAGGAGGTAAAAAATATGCCGCGCAGAGACGATATTGAGACAGCATTCAGGCAGGCCATAATTATGGAGCCCAGCGGCCGACGCACCGTTACCACGGAGAACTTCGTGGCGGCGCTGCTGGGTTTTAACTGGGACTGGACGCCGCGCCAGGCTAACCAGTGGATCGAGAGCTACGTTAGCACGTTCAAAGATATCTCTCAGCAAGAGGGAGAACTCCGCACGTTCATGATGTACAACCCGAACGGAGGCCTGTGATGGGATTCCCTTCGCCAGCTGCTGACTACATGGATGAAAAGATATCGCTCGACCATGAGCTGATCCGCGTACCGTCTGCGACATACTTACTGCGCGCGGCGACTGAGTCCCGGCGTGAAGCGATAAAGAAGGGGGCTTTACTGATACTGGACACTTCGGCAACGCCAGTAGATGGCTCTCTGGTTATGTGTCATCTGGATGAGAAGCTTCGGATGCTGCGGCTGAGGCTTCATCCGCGCCCGAGACTGGAAGAACTGGACAGGCCGGAAATAACCTACCCGATGACGAGTGATGACTTCGAAGGCCGACTCGTTTTCAAAGGCGTGATCACCTACATCATCAATGACGCGCGCACCGGCGAGTTCGATGATAATCCGGTGATGTGATGGAGAGGGCAGGCCGATGCCTTAGGCATTGGTTTGCTTTCTCTGTGTCGCATTTGTGTCATACCTCAAAGGCGATAGAGTATGTGAGATGTAACTGGATGACACGCAGTGACACAAACCGGTTGCGAGCGCGGTTTTATTTGCGTGATAACAGTAAGTTAAATCATGCCCTACGTTCTTCTAAGCCGTAGGTCACAGGTTCGAACCCTGTAGGGCGTACCATTTTCCCGCCGATCCCGGCATCGCGTACTCCTCTCCCCATCGTTTTTTCTGCACATTGCACAGCCGCAAAAAAATTTTTTTACCCACTCTTGAAAAACGTGCCGATGGCATTATTTTTATTAGCGGACAAGCAAGGCTTGCCTTTAACTTGAGCTTTTGAATTGATTATTCAGGAGGTTAACTTATGGCACTCA